ACCAAAATAGTAGATCCAGATCAGATAACGGTAGGTACCGAAGTCGTATACGATACCGCGGCGAAAACGCTACAATATTTAGTAGCTGGAAATCTAAACGATACCGCCCCTGGTAAAACTTCCGGAGTTACTGGCCAGGCGTCATACTCTGCAAGTAAAGATCATTGGCTGGCTAGTTCTACATTCCGGAAACATCGTTCGCCCTATGACCCGGTATTCGATGCCTCTTTCCGAGTTAAAGACGGCTGGGATTTTGCGGACCAACAATCGCGAGACCTTCAAAGGGACGCGGGCTTCCAGATAACCGCCACCGGACAAGAATTCGCTTGTATTATCGGCCTTCAAGACGCCGCAGATTCGGACGTCTTGAATTATCAGAACGTTTTAGGGTTTACCCAGGCGGTAATACTCTTCGATAAAACGGGTAATCTTAACGAACTTATCGAGATATTCGACGGGAGCGTTACAGATACGCGCGACTTTTTGAAAGTCTTTAATAGACAACAAGGTAAAATATATTCAGAGGGTAACTTGCTGGTCGACCAGGGTCTATCGGCTCTTACTTTCGTAGCATATAGAATGCCGCTAGGTAGTGCCTCTGATCCGAACGTAGTACAAGGCGACGCCTTTATCGATGCTAATGCCCCATATACAGGTATGACAATTAACTACCTGAAAGGCTTAGGGTTTACGACTTTTGCGGACACTACAGTATACGCGGCGGGCGCGGTTGTTTTCGACCCCGCGATACAATCCGGCGGGTCCTCTAATGGTACCTGGTGGTTCACGCCAGTCGGCGGTACTTCAAGCGGTGCAAATACTGGGGCCGATGTAGGTATTACGGACTGGGAGAGTTACGCCGGAGAACGTCAAATCGGTACGGAATGGTTCGCATTTAATAGAATTATTGGCGGCAATAGTGGTACGGATGTCCAGGTCCACGAATTCGCCCAGCGAGAATTAAGACGTTCTACGGAAATTAACGACGATGGTATCGGGGCTCCAAATCAAGACGCTTTCGGGACCGTTAACGGCGACGTCGCGATTAGATTTACTCAATTCGCCGGGGGTATAAAAACTTTCGGGGGTGTATTCATTGACGCCCTGGACGCTTCTAGTAGAGCAATAGCCGAATTTTTCGATATTACCGTAGACAGCGGAGGGCTCGACCAGTTCAGCGCTCCCGTAGTCGCTACAGGCCGTACGTTCCCGTTCTCAAGTGCGGGTAATATTGTATTCTCTCAGAATGCGGTAGACGAAACTAACGCCGATACTTACTGGGATATGTATTTCGCTTATACCCTTCGCCAGACAGATACCGACGTCGCGATTACTTCCGCGGCTGGGAATACCGCAACGTTAACGAGTACACTTTTAGATTTATCTATTTTCGCGAGCGGGGATTATTTACAATTATCTGGCTTTGCTAATTCTGAAAATAACGGGATATTCCGAGCCACCGGCGCCGGCGTCGCTAACAGTGTGGCCATTGAGAAGCCGCGCGAACCTGGTACGACTCTAATCGATGAAGCCGCGGGGCCTACAGTAAACGTCGACGACGACCCGTTCGATACGGACGACTCAGTTATCGTTAATGATGATACTGGAACGCCTTTAACTGGCACCATAACCCAGGTTAACGAGCCCTTTACTTTTGCGTATGATACGAATAGCCAGGGCAATAGAGTAACGGCCGACGCTCCGATATTTATCGCAGCCCAGGGCCTAGAAGATTCTAAGAATGTGGTCGCGAGTTTCACGATACCCAGAGCAACCGGATTATCTTTCCCGGTAAACTTATTAGACGAAGCGGTTTATAATAATCCAATTTAAAAGGGCCTAAAATGACAGTACCAATTATTACCCATACGAAACTAGAAGAACGTAGAGGATTATTGAAAGCGGAAAATCTGGAAAAGTTTTTCGCTTTTAAAGCTCGCCGTTATGCTATGTTTCGTATGCAAACTTTTTTAGATGGCGGGGCCAGTCCAGAGGCCGAACATTTCGAAATAGCTAAAGAATTGGAAGCCGATAGCGAATCCCTGGGAGGGGCTAAATCTTTCGCTATAGAATGGGACCTAGACCCCCTAACCGGGAAGGTCATTCGTCGCGATAAATCCGTCTGGAAAGTTCACGAAGAATTTATGGCCAGAGCTGCGGTCCAGTTAGTTGAAGATAAAGACGGGAATGTAAGTTCTTCGATAGCACCTAAGAAAAAGCATAAAAGGCGAGCTAAAAAAGATGGGCGTTAAAGCCAGTTTCGATACTGATAATCGGATTATTGAAATTACAGAAGCCCCCGCCCTTGGACCGGGGCAAATTGTAGCGCAACAAACTATTGATATTGAAATCGATTTTTATTCTGATGCTAAAGAAGACTGGAAAAATGGCGTAGTCCTTCGCGGAAATATCTTTCCATTCATAACCGCAGAATCCGCCGGCGACGCTTTACCCGCGGGACAAGTCGAGCCCGCTTTCTTTCGATTAAAAAACGATGATGGCTGGCGTATCCTACCTTATGACTCTGATCATGAATTAACTTTACTTGGAAATATCGTACCCAATGATCCGACGCTCCCTATTTTTGCACCACGCGCGGGAAGAACGATATTGATATTTCGGGACGGCTCCCAAGTCGCACAAATGACAACCAATACAACGATAGCCGCCGTAAATCAAACCCCTAAAATCCTTGATATACATGGTCAAGTTGAACGTACTGTATGGTTCGATGAAACGGCCGCGAGTGATGGCGCGGGAGGGTATCAACAAGCCCCGTTTAATTCACTCAATAGCATGGTTGATTATACGGAAGCTAACGGAATTACCAGGGCGAAAACTTTATCCGATATAACCCTTACGAGAGATTTTAGAAATCTAACATTAGAGGGTATCGGCTTACCGACTTTTAACGCCGATGGGTACGATTTAAAAGGAATGAAATTCCTAAATATTAGATTTGATGGTCTATGCTCGGCGACTAATCCATTTATTATACAAGATAGTGAAATCGCCCAGGGCGCTGGATTATTCGGTTATGTAGAATTATGTGTCTTTACGGGAGACGTAATCTTATGTGGTCCAGTCCATATAGTTAATGGTATCTCTGGTAAAGAGGGCGCCGGCTTTATTTGGCTCGATACTAACGGGTTCCTCGTACAAGTTACTAACTGGCAAAGGTCCCTCGGTATCAGTAACATGACCGCCGGAGTACATACGATTCAAATGCATGGAGGCCAATTACATTTAGATGCGGGATGTACCGGCGGGACAATTTATCTAAGGGGGGATTATAGTAAACCCCCGAATAATTTAGGAACGACTTTAATTATTGATCAGACATCCTCGAAAAAACGGGATGAATTACATACCCGAACGGGGCTAGAAAAAGGTAACGCCTGGACAGATACCCCAGGTCAAAGCGGAGACGCCAGCGGCGATATTGTAATCGATAATACCGGGGACGGCGAAACATCCAGTACGGGTACCAGGCAATGAGTTTTAAAAGCCGGACAATGCTAACCCTGGGACGTTTGAAACGGGGAGTTAAGAAGACTTTAACTATGTTGACACTGGGCCGGCTGCGAATAGATGACGAAGAACCTACGCGCCCCGCCGCTAATGGGGACGGGTTCGTTAAACCTGGTAGAATGTTTTTAAGAGATACTAATTTACAATCAAACAATTTAGCTATAGTATTAGCAGAATCTAGCTTACTTTAATGGAGTAAAAGCTATGTGGTTATTAGAAGCAATGGTCAGACAAGCACTAGAACGCGCGCATAAAGCGGGTTTCGTGCCGTCGGCCGAACAGATTACAAATTTAGAAGCCCGCCATACTGCGGCCGCTTCGGATTCATCTTCGCGTATTCTTACCGTTGCCGGTAACTCCGCGGAAATAGAAATTAAAGGGGTCTTAACAAAGTCCCCTAGTTTTATGGCTATGATTTTCGGCGGCGGAAATACTACGTACGCGGAAATTGTTACCGCTCTGGCAGAAGCCGCGGCGGACACTAGCATTACAGACATAACCTTATCGATTGATAGTCCCGGCGGAAGTATCGACGGACTGTTCGACGCTCTCGCGGCCATTCAATCCACAAATAAACCGATTAAAGCCGTTGTATTAAATATGGCAGCTTCCGCGGCTTTCGCAATTGCGAGCCAGGCGGATACAATCGTCGCGACTAATCAAATGTCGCGGGTTGGTAGTATCGGCATAGCGGCCACATTCGATATAGATCCGGATACGGTAACTATTACGAGTGATGCGGCCCCTAAAAAGCGCCCAGATGTTACCACCCAGGAAGGGCAAGCCATGGTTAAGGAAGAACTTAACGCCATGCACGAAATTTTTGTCGACGCGATTGCCAATGGCAGACGTACGACGATGGAAAAAGTTAACGCCGAATTCGGCCAGGGCGCTACAGTCCTAGCCGGCGAGGCATTAAAGCGCGGGATGATTGACGGCGTAGAGAGAACATCTTTACATATCGTCGCGAATTCCGACTCAACTACCACCGCTCAAAAAAGCGGGAATAACTCAGAGGTTGGACCTATGGATATTAATACCCTAAAAGCCAGTCATCCCGATGTTTATCAAGCAGCGGTGAAAGATGGCATAACACAAGAACGCGACCGCGCTACCGCACATTTAACGATGGGTGCAGCGTCGGGCGATATGAAAACAGCTATAGCAGCGGTAGGGGACGGCGCAGAAATGACCGCGACTCTACAGGCTAAATATATGTCGGCTGGTATGAATCGAAAAGATTCAGCGGATCGTCAAGATGACGATACGGACGCTAGCGCGGCTGATAATGCTAATTCGGATGACGACAAAGGCGATTCAGCCGAAGACGTTACCGCGTTGGTTGAAGCTCAACTCGGCATAGAAGCGGAGGCTTAAGATCATGAATATGACTGTAACTAATAATGACCTCGGTAGCGTTATCTTACAAGATGGCCAATTCCGAGACGAACTTCTAACCGTCGGCGGAGCTGTAACGGTATTAGAAGGTACTATCCTTGCTCGCGATTCTGTCTCGGGTAAATTGGTTCCATACGTCAAGGGCGGCGTTACCAATGAAAACGGAATACCTAAAGCGGTATTAACGTATGAAATCGTAGCAGCGGGCGCCGGTGACGAGCCTATCCGCGATATGGTTTCTGGTACGGTACGCGCTTCTCGTCTAGTGATAGACGCGGACGGCGACGCCAGCAATATAGACGATGTGGTTTTGGATGAACTACGCGACTATTCACTCGTATCTATAGATGTTCAAGAATTGAACATTTTAGATAATCAATAAGGGAGCTTTATAACATGAGCGGCACTACTACAACTCGCATGATTCGCGCCTATAATCAAATGGCGCAACCATTGTTATTTCTGTCTGGCTTCTTTCAGAGTCCGCCGGAAAATTTTCACACGACCGAAGAAGTAGAAATCGATATCATCCGTAGTGATGAAGACATTTCTATCGTTATCCAGGATTTAAGCACTGGGTACCGAATGAATTCGGACGATCTATACACCAATAAAGGATTTAAGCCACCAATACACAAAGAAGCTATCTCGATTAATTCGTTTGATCTTCTAAAGCGTATGCCTGGTCAAGACCCTTTTCAATCGCCGAACTTTCGCGCTAGTTTGATTACTCGCATGTTTAACGGTATGACGAAAGTCGAGCGTAAAATTCGACGTTCTGTAGAGCTTCAGGCTTCCCAGGTATTACAAACTGGTATCTTGACTCTCACAGACGACGCGGGTACAGCGTTGTACACTTTAGATTATAAAGCTAAAGCTACACACTTCCCGACGGCTGGTACGGCTTGGAATGCTGGCGGCGCGACTATTGCGGCGGATATCAGCGCACTAGCTGAAATCATTCGTAACGATGGCCTAGCGGACCCTGATCAATTGATTATGGGTATCGATGCTTTCGAAGCGTTTATCGCCGATGCGGAAATCCAGAAACGATATGATAATCGTCGTATTGACCTAGGTACTATTTCACCTATGGAAATGCGCGGTAATGGCGGTAGCTTCCGCGGTGTTGTTGAGATTGGAAACTATCGATACGATATCTGGACTTATGGCGGACGTTATAAGGACCCTCAGACTGGTAATAAAGTCCAGTTCGTTGACCCAGCTAATGTTATCGTACGAGCTTCTAGCGGTCGTCTCGATGCCACATTCGGCGCGATTCCGAATATTGGTAATCTGGTCGGCGGTCAAGCTACACAATTACTACCTGAATTACCAGGCCGTATCTCTAATGCTGCGGGCGGTATGGACTTGTTTACTAATGCCTGGTTATCCCAGGACGGCGAACAGTTATTCGGTGGTGTAGGGGCTCGTCCTTTGATGATTCCTACGGCTATTGATACATTCGGTTGTATTGATACCGGCGTATAAAACTGGTTGATTTGAGGGCTTCGGCCCTCTCTTTTTATTTAATAACATAGGGAATAAATATCATGGCTAGTAACGAAGAATTAGCAAAACAGATCGGCGATTACTGCGAGTCTTTAGGTAAAGATCCAATTGATACTAAAGATATGAATAATGCGGAAATGGCGGAAACTGTTAAAGAGCTGAAAGCAGAAGCGAAGGAATCAGAGGCCGAAGAAAAAGCCGCTATTGAAGCCGTTGAAGCTGAAGAAGCCAAAAAAGCAGAAAAGAAACCCCCTTACTATGTGGCTCCCGGTAAATCGATTACCTGTAAAAAAGGTATCCTAGCGGAAGGCGACGAAATTAAAGCCGCGTTTTTAGGTGGCGGAAAAGATAGCTTAACGGCGCTTGTTAAATCAAAGCACGTTATTAAAAGCTAATCGACGAAATGGGTTTAAGAGCGCTAGCCGAACAGGACCTCGGTACCATCCTAGAAGATGCTACTACAGGTTTCGGCTGGCCTATTACCATTACGGCCCCAGATTTAACAGAGGGGGCGCTTACGGGTTTCTCTGATGACATAGCGCAAGTTATAGATCCAGAAACAGGGCAAGCCGTAAGCGGACGATTGGCGTCGGTAGCGATTAGAATTTCTAGTCTCGCCGTACCTTTTCCGACGCAAGGTTTACCGGTAGGGATATCGGATAGAACCTCTAAACCTTGGCTAGTTGCTTTTGATGATATCAACGGCAATTCGCATACGTTTAAAGTTGCACAATCTAACCCAGATAGAGCTATCGGGTTATTGTCTCTCATATTAGAGGCCTATCAATGATCGACGCTCTTATCGATAAACAAGATAGTTTCGAAATTGTGCGGGACCAGATATCGGCTATTCTAGCGACCGAGGTCGCTAGTCAGATGGCCCTAGCAACGGCGGCCACTAAGGACCCGAACGATTGGAAGCTAAGAATTTTTGAAGAAAGATCGAACCCCTGGGAACAATGGCTCGAAGATTCCCCAGCGGATATTAGCCCGATTATAAATGTCTGGTATGATAATTCGACTTTCGATTTAAAGGCGGGGAGTACCGTAGAACGTCAAAAAACAACGGGTATTTTTAATATCGATTGTTACGGCTACGGGATAAGCCAGGACGACGGAGGCACCGGACATTTACCGGGGGACCGTGAAGCCGCGCTCGAGGTACAAAAAGCGGTACGCCTGGTACGTAATATTTTAATGGCTGGGACGTATACCTATTTAGAATTACGCGGGCTTGTGTGGCGACGATGGGTCGATAAGGTTACAATATTCCAGCCGCAAGATATAAGAAATGCTCAACAGATAATAAATGTTCAAAAAATAGTAGGCTCTCGAATAGCTTTTAATGTAATATTTAATGAATTCAGCCCGCAAGTTCCTTTTGAGACTTTGGAACTTGTGTCGGTAGATGTGAAAAGGACGGAAGACGGCCAAATTATAGCCGAAGCCGATTACCAGTACCCATTATCGTAGGAGATCAATATCATGGGAATTAGTACAGCAGTCGACGCCTCCGCGGTAGCGCGGGTAGTCGGAATAAAAACCGAGTTCAAAGATTTACGCGCGGGGGCTATTACAAATCTACCCCAGCGTATCGCGGTAGTTGGACAGGGTAATACCTTGGCCGTTTATGCTACTACAAAATTACAGGTTTTCAGCGCTTTAGAAGCTGCGAATACTTACGGTTTCGGTTCTCCGATTCATTTAGCCGTAGAGGAACTGTTACCGATTAATGGCGACGGTGTAGGGACTATTCCCGTAACCATCTACCCATTAGATGACGACGGCGGCGGTTCAGTTTCTACGGGCGATTTAACCCCGAGTGGCGCGCCTACGGTCGACGCTTCTTATCAAATTTCGGTAAACAATATTTTATCCCAGGCGTTTACGATTGCGGTCGGGGATTCTGTAGCGGATATCGTTACGGCAATGACAGCCGCGGTTAACGCCATTTTAGAAATGCCTATTATCGCGGTCGACGGTGTAACCGCCCTGGACTTTACGTCTAAATGGGAAGGTACCAGCGCGAATGATATCGACGTTTCGATTATTGGTTCAATTACTGCGGGCAATATCTTTACGATTACCCAGCCAGTAGGCGGCGCGGCTAATCCCGATGTGGATTTATCGCTAAACCAATTCGGTAACGTATGGGAATCTATGGTCCTTAATTGTATGGACGTAGCCGATACCGTAACCCTGGATAAATATAGTGTATTCGGAGAGGGTCGCTGGGGCTCGTTAGTACGTAAGCCTCTAGTTGTATTCTCTGGCGATACTAATACCACAGTAGCGGCGGCCATTGCGGTACCAGATGCACGTAAGACGGACCGGGTTAATGCCCAGTTAGTCTCGCCTGGTTCTAAAGATTTGCCTTTCGTTGTTGCGGCTCGTCAATTGGCGCGTATCGCGGTAGTTGCGAATAATAAGCCAGCTAATGACTATGGAAGTCAAAACGCTATAGGGCTAAACCCTGGGGCCGATGGCGACCAGTGGACCTATACGCAAAGAGATACAGCCGTTAAGGCCGGTAGTTCAACTATCGAAGTTAAGGGCGGCGTAGTTCACCTTTCGGATACGGTTACTTTCTATCATCCGGACGGAGACCCAGCGCCAGCATATCGCTATGTAACGGATATCGTTAAACTGCAAAATATTATCTTTAATATCGATCTTATTTTTGCTACGCCTGAATGGGACGGCGCGCCTTTAATCCCGGATGACCAGCCGACTGTAAACCGAGACGCTAAAAAGCCTATGACGGCCGTAGCGGCTATGGCAGCCATGACGGATAGTCTAGGACTGGCCGCTCTCATTAGTGATACTGAAGCAGCTAAAGCCAGTATACAGGCCGAAATTGACGGCGCGAACCCCAAACGATTGAACGTTGTAGAAACGTTTAAATTGAGCGGGAATACGAATATAATCTCCGTCGATTTAGACTGGGGCTTTTTCTTTGGAACTTCGCCGACCGTATAACGTCGGCATTATTTAGGAGTATAGGACAATGGCCGTAGGCGGTAGCATTGAATCAGTAATTTTAGATGGTCGTAACTTTGCAGTCGCGGCCGACGCGGAAGCCCAGCGTAAATTAGGAGGCTTCGAGAATGAAGTACAGTCGAATGGAGACGGTACCGCGAGACTTATTAAAACTCGCGTTCCCCTGGCCATTGCTGGGCTTAATATCGAAGTCGACGACGCGCGCGGGGATCATGAATTTATTCAGGAATTATCAGATAGAAATGATTATTTCCCGATAGTTCTAGTTTATCCAGATGGCGGAGCCTATCAAGGTAGCGCCCAGATAGTAGACGAGAGTCAGGCAAGCAGCCAAAGCGCTACAATGCCTATTTCGTTAATGGGTCCTGGTAAGTTAACCAGACAGTAAAGAAAACTATAGGGCTTTTATGTCGCGCGGGTGGCCCTATCCCTCCGGCCGGTTTCGACCGGCGCGTGGCACCAAATTTAAAATAGGGCTAATATTATGACTGAAGAAAACAAAGTCGCGACCCCGGTAGCGGAAGCGGAATTCGATAGATTTGTAGACTGTATGGATCTAGATGTTGATACCTCCGATATGGACGCGGAAGATTTAACGCAATTTTCTAAATTGAAAAAACGAGTAGTCCGCGCGATTACTAAAGGTGCGCTAGTTATTAATGAAGATGGCGAGGCGGAATATTCCCCCCAGAATTCTAAATCTAAGCACCAGGACACTATCGTATTTCACGAAAGGACCGGCGCTTCTTTAATGGCTATGGATGGTAAAAAGAAAAATTACGATGTGACTAAAACCTACGCGGTTATGGCGGATATGTGTAAAGTTCATCCGAACGTTTTCGCTGGTCTAGTTGGAATTGATGTAAAAATTTGTGAGGCGCTTTTTAGTTTTTTAATGGATTAGTTCGAACTCCATTGATACGCCTGGGGGAAGATGGTTATACTAAAGAACATTTTTTCTTCCCGGTGTATTCTGAAATGCTTTTACAAGTGGCGCGGGATTATTCAGGGGTGCCAGATGTTCGAACTTTACGGGCGCATGAAATTGTATTTTTTTATAATGGATTACGCGGAGAATTAAAAGCCCACACTAAACCAAAGGGGTAATTATGGCGGGTCGTTTCAGTGTTGAAGCTGTATTCAAAGCCGTTGACCGCGTAACCCGCCCCGTCTCACGTATGCAAAATCGGGTCGGGAAGTTTACCCGCTCGATGTCTCGAGGTTTCAATAAATTAAATCGTACGGTTGATAAGTTCAGCGCTAATGTTAAGCGTGGGGCTATTGCGACCGCGGCCGCCCTGGCTATAACTGCGGGGGCCATGGCGAACGTTCTCGGGGCCGGTGTCGAATTTGAACAAACCCTCGTTAATGCCGCCGCGAAATTCCCCGGAGAAATTAGAAAAGGGACGAAAGCATTTAAGGAACTGGGAGCCGCGGCTAAAGAAGTCGGAGCGACTACAGAATTTACGGCCACTCAATCCGCCCAGGCGTTAAACTTTCTCGCAATGGCCGGCTTTAATGCCGAGTCTTCTATTACCGCATTACCTGGCGTCGTCGATTTAGCGACCGCCGCCCAGGTAGATTTAGCGACCGCGACCGATATCGCGACCGATTCACTCGGCGCGTTTAATCTAATTACCAAAGATACCGAACAGCTCGGGAAAAATTTAGCTCGAGTTAATGACGTTATCGCGAAAACTGCGACCAGCGCGAATACTACCGTAGAAGATTTATTCGAAGCCTTCAAAGAGGGCGGCCCGGTTGCGACTACCGCCGGCGCATCTATCGAAACATTCTCGGCCCTGGTTGGCGAACTTGCTAACGCGGGTATCAAAGGCGGGCGAGCTGGTACTACTCTAAAAAATATGTTCTTAAAACTCGCGTCTCCGACAGCCAAGGGCGCGAAACTATTAAAAACTTTCGGGGTCGAGACCGCAGACGCTAACGGAGATATGCGCGACATTGTGGATATAATCGGGGACCTTAATAAATCCCTGGACGGACTGGGTACCGCTCAACGTACCGGGGTCCTGGAAGGAATATTCGGACGTATACCGATTGCTGGGGTAAATATTTTACTTGCTTCCGGCGCTAAAAAATTAGATACCTTCCGTAAGTCATTAGAGGGCGCGAGCGGCGCTTCTGGGCGAATGGCTGCAATGATGAGGGATACAACTAGAGGCAGCTTAAACGCGCTAAATTCAGCCGTAGAGGGCGTAAAAATATCTATATTCGATTTGTCGAAAGGTCCTCTAAAAGATGCCATCGATAAAACGACCGATTGGGTACGGGCGAATAATGATTTAATTGCTCAAAATATCGGCGGGTTTATTGCGGACCTTATTACTAATTTCGAAGAAATAGTCCAGACCGGTAAAAAAATCATAGGCGTAATCGTCGCATATATGGCCCTGGTCGTTGCGCTCAAATTAGCGGCGGCGGCTTCTATAGCATTTAAGATCGTATCGATTGCGCTAACTGCGACCATGGCGATTTTAAAAGGGGCAATGCTAGCGTATCAATTTATAGTCGCTGGACTCCCCAAAATTCTAGCCCTGGCCAGAATCGCGATACTAGCGTTAAATATTGCTTTTGCAGCGAACCCCGTCGGATTAGTTATCATTGCTATTACGGCATTTATCGCCCTGGCTGCGACGGTCATTACAGCATGGGACCCAGTAACAGAATTCTTTAGTGATTTATGGGGCAGCATAAAGGACGTTATTAGCGGCATAGGTGGGGCGCTTAAGAAGTTCGGCGAGTTCTTCGGATTTACAGACGCGCCGGAAGTCAAAGCCCCA